GGCAATACTTGTCTCCAAGTACGCCCACTTCCCCTTCGCCTCCATGCCTATCCGGGTGAGCATCAACCAAAGCTGATCACCCACCTCAAGCATGTTGATTAACACGAGAAAATCGCGAAACATCAACAGGTCCTCAACCGTGACGTTCCCATCCCTCGCCGTGCAATCAAGCATCAACAGCCACATCCGCTCGCCTAACCGTTCCGCCAACGCGGCCAACGGTTTCCACCGGTCTGCGGTGACTAACCCTTTGAACGTGAGCCTATTCGCCTTCGCCCACCGCTCAAAACGGATGATGACCACATGCGCCAGAACTATGTCCTTCTGTAGCGCATTGAAAATCAACCGCGGCGCTTTCCCCGCCTTGAGATACTCGCACTTGACAAACACCTCCCCAACCCACTTAGCATAACCAACATCGTCAGCCGGCCCTAACTCTGGGGCATCACCGCGCAGCCACGCCTGTATCGCCTCACGATACGCACGAGCTTTCGCTGGTGACTTAACGGCCACGTGTGCTAGCACGTCCTCGTAAGTCAAAGGTTGATCCTCATCAAACGCATTCTCCCAGCCCTGTAGGCCCACGACATCCATCCTGCCGCGGGCCAAAACCTCTATGAACTCCCGGCGCAGCAAATCGCCGGCGGCACGTTCATGAGGCGGGACTTGTTCCGCCAAATTCTTGGCTGCAGCAGCCCACAAATTACCAATATGTAGCGGCTCCCACACCTGGCCACGATCCGTGAAGATCGGGCCCGTGTAGAGAACGCAAAGCCTATTGGATGCCTGCTCTAGCTCCCGCCCCGGTTTGGGGCTGAATTTGACATCCTCAGCCAACTGCGGCTTGTCTGCTTCCTCTGAATACACCTTCGAAAGGCCAACATCCAGTGTCCGCAAACGCGCCCAGTTCCACATCGCGCGCAATCCCAGCACGCGCTGCTGCACCACCTCGCCGTATCGCTGCCGGTGAACTATATCCGTGAGGTTTTTACGGAGTTCTTCCGGCAGCGCTGCTCCCTACGCAGATAACCGCCTCGACAAGTGCGCGTAGTAGAC